TGGAACTGTAAGTTCCTACACCAACTTCCCACTGAGATCCGGATTCAATACAGTAATATGTTGTATCACCATTAGACAATACCGAGTTGAAACGACGAAATCCACTTGGAGCCGATACTAAAGTGAGAGTACCAGTTCCAGTGGTTTTCGTTATTTCCTTTACTCTATCTTTTAATAATAGTGGCATTATTACCTCTTGACTTCGATAACCAGTCGCTCGATAATCTTAACCTGCAGAACTAAGACTACGTCCATTATTCAATCCTGTACGTAAGGCTTCCACCAACAACACCAACGTCATTTCTGATAATCAGAGCCTCATTGCCTCTTGTTCTGATTGGTCCACCAGTAATTGTAGATCCAGCAACCGTCTGAAAAGGACCAGCTAGTAGTTGCATTCCGAGCGTACCACTCGAAAAGAACGATACGTTGCTAGTACCGCTAGCAGAAAAAGAGAATTCATCGACAGTGAACTGACGTCCAGAAATTGGAGTGATCAGATTGAATAGTCCGACACCACCAGAGATTGGAACGTAAACTGGAGAATTTTCGTTAAAATCGTATTGACCGTCTTGCGACAAAGCCTTAGGATACTTCGCATCGACAGAATGAATACCGCCGAACGGAGTTACATGTACAGCACTACCAGCATTGATGGGATTGGCAGTAATTATTTTTGTCAACATTGTTTGTCTCCAAAGAAAAAAGGGGGAGACGAGTTAGTCCCATCTCCCCCTATTGTATAACTAACCAATCAGACGATTAGCAAGATCCAAGAATTACTCTACGAGTATCAAGAACCGCAAAGCCAAGCTCTGCCCATGCATACCATCCCATTCTCTGCTTGCGATGCAACTCGCTATCTTCGAATACCGATAGCTCTTGCTTAACTGGCATATAGAAGCTGTCATTTCCAGACAGATCAAGTCCAATCAGCAATTCTGTGTCAGAGCCCGGAAATGTTCCAGACAATGTTCCAGTGTAGAAGTTCTGGTACTGATTGCTCGCACCAAGTTCAAACAAGCTGTGTAGGTTAATTCCAAAAAGACGAGTGATAGCCGAAGCTTCGTCTGTTGCTGTGTAAACTTCTCTACGAGAAGTATCATCAAGCTGGTCTACGCCCCAATTACGAATTTCTTCAAGGGCTTCTGGTGACATCCATACGTCTGTCAAACGACCAGCTCCAGTATTAATACCACCAGACTGACGCTTCATAGCAGTCTTCATGTTAGAGATTACTCTCTTTGTCAACTGTCCGATAGCTGCGTCAGCATCGTATACAAGGATATTACGGTCTACACCAGCACCAACAACAGTCTTCCAACCGTCGTCGTTCATCTTCTTGACGAAGCCAGCACGTAGAACGCTCATCGCTCGTGCCATCACGCCCCACTTAGCTTCGCGAGCATATCGCAACAGCATATCGATAGAGTTTGTGATAGTGTAAGTTGGCACACTTACATAGTCACTCTGAACCGCTCGTTCAGGAATACGCCCGTGACCCGGATTCGTGTACGCCACGAAGTTGTCTTCTTCACCCGGAGCGATCAGGTCAAGAGGAAACTCTGTTGAAGATCCCGGTTCAACCTTGTCTGGTGTATACACACCACCAATAGTTGATACATACAACAGACCCTCACGCAGTGGTGTAGTCAATGCTGTAGTTAGTTCAGACTGAGCGGCAAGTGCCTCAGCCTTATTGATAGAGCCGGACTTCTTCATCAGATCGAGAACGACTGCATCTGGTTTATAATCGAACATGAATTTTCTCCCTTATGTCTTGACTAGATTATGGCAGGTTGATAGACACTTTTGCGTAGCCGTCCTCATCCTTGACGGACAAGAATCGACCAACGATTGGTGCTGTAAATTGAGTACCACCTTCGTTGGTAGCACTAACATTACCGCTCTGAGACAGATACGCAATTGCCCCAGCAGTTGGAGTGCCTACGATCCTATTTGTAACAACTACGCCCTTAGGCATATTTGTAACTTTAGATCCAATCTGCACTTCATCTTTGTATTGATTCAGGTGAAAACGAGACAAGTCTAAGTTAACAACGTCATTCAAAAGAACTCCCAGAGGCAGAGCACCAGATGCTGACGCTCTAACTGTTGCCATAGCAGCAGCATCGTCCATAGCAGCACCGGAACCACCAGTGGATACACACACGATTACACCAGCTTCTGCAACTTCGTTCATGAAGAACGAAATGTCTGTATCAGCTTCGTAACGATCAGGTTTTAGAGCCATTATTACTTCTCCTTGTTAGTTTTTGTATTTTTGAGAGCGTGGGCGAAGAAAGCTTGAACCGCAGTCGCAGCACCTTCAGTAGCATCGTCAGCACAGATGTTCAGGGCTGCAGATGATGATTCTTCTTTTGCATTGTCTAGAGACTTCGACATGTCTTCCATTTCTTCTTCGTCTTCCTTATCTTCCTTGTCTTCCTTCTTAGGAGGAAAAGGATTCTTCTTAGCAGCAACTAGATCTGCTTTGATTTCTACGATAGAAGCAAATACAGAGTCATCTACAGTTGCAAACTTCGCCAATGTCGCTTCAACTTCTTCAGTTGTAAGTCCCGCAGCAATTAGGCTTGCCTTACGAGCAAGAACTTTAGCTTCAGACTTCATTTTATTTACTTCTTCTTCAACAGCGGCTTTTGCTGCTCTTACATCGTTCAACTCTGTTGTAAGAGTGGCGACCGATGCCTTAAGTTCTTCAATCAGTGTTTCTTTACCAGCGATTGCAGATTCTTTGCTAGCAACTTCCGCTTTGAGAGCTTCGTTGGATTGTGTATATCCAGCCTTCAATGCATCAAGTTCAACGCGAAGATCCTGCATAGCTTTTTCGTGATCCATATCGGACTCCTTCAGAGTAGCTATTAGGACATTTATTACTTCACTTGCCGCTGTTGCAGCAGGTTTCAAAATTACGCTTCTTGGATTAGCAGGTTTATCAACAAGTCCAACACCAGTGAAGGTGATGTTTCTTAATAGTCTGCCAATTTTGTGACCATCGACAACACCCTTTCCGCCATAAGCTCGAAGATGTTTTGTTAAGAAAGCTGTCTCAGCATTTCTAGCAATTAGCTTCATTTCTCCGGCTGGAGTCATGACAGCGTAGTCGAACCCTTTGAACAGGCACTCCATAGATACACACCATTTGCCTTCTTTGATTTCGGCTATGATTTTCTCTACGCGAGCTTTTAGCTTAGGATCGGTCCATCGTCTATATAATACAGAGCCAATTTTGATTTCAAATTGCTCAGGCATTTCCGAAGCCTCTATCTTCTTGCCATCAAGATAGACAGAGGTATTTGACGTTATATGACCAACAATGTCTGTCTCTGCGTGCATACAGTTCAATTGTTTGTCTTCAGGACTTGTTCTAGATGCCCACACCTCTTCTGGTGAGAAGACATCGTCATTCAAGTTCCATCCAGTAGATACTAGAATGGAATTGAAGTAGTACAGATCTTCCTGATTAGGATTGCTATTGGCGACAGCTAAGTCAGAGTAAAGTTTCTCGATTGAGAATTCTTCTGACTCTTCGGCCAAACTCGCAAAAGAGATCTTATTTTGACCTCTAATGTAATCTGCCAGACTTAGTTCTGGTGGGAAAATTTCTATTTCCATTAATATGCTCCTAACTTTCTATACACCACTTTTCAGAAAGTGCTAATATTTGGGTATTTCGAATTGCAGGAATATCTAATTTATTTTCCCCAACCAAATTGTCGAAGCTTTCTTTTACCTCAGCATTGACAGAGCCGCCGAACTCAGCTAAAATGGCATTAAGCCTTTCCTCGCAGATTTCGTCGTCTGGAGATAGATGCGAGAGAACAGCAAACTTCAGCTTCTCGACCGTGTCGAATTCTGCAGTCGTCAGTTGTCTCAGATTAGATTTCTGATAAAAAGAAAGGAGAGCAGGAGTGATCAACTCAGCGACCTTATCCTGAGCTTTACTAGCCCAAGCAAAAATAGCAGAAGCACCACGAGGAAGAACTCTCTTCTTCTTTCTTGGTTTTGTATCACCAGCAAACTTTGGTCTACCATTTGGTGCTACAGGCTTATTCTTATTCTGCAGGACAATCTTCTCTTTCTCTTTATCTGCCTTTTCATCCATTTGTGGATCGTGATATGGACTAGCCTGCTTAGGCATTTTGTCGTTCTCTCTATCCTTTCTTTCTCGCTCGATGCGATATTTTTCGATGACTGGGTCTTCCTTGAACCGTTCTTGCAGAGTTTCAACACTGATCATGTTTCTGTCTACAAGCTGAATAAGCAGATTCTTCTCTGCAGATTCATCGTTCAAAGTCATATGGTCGAAACGGATAGTCGGAATTTGCCTGAAACCCATTTCTTTAGAAAGCAGCTTCAATTCTTTGGTCCAGAAGTCCATAAGGAGTTCTCTTCCATATTGAAGTCTATCCAGCAATGTCTTCAGGGAAACGAAGTTGTTGGTATAACCACCACCGGCATCTGCCATACCAGTCATCGTCGGAGGAACACCAAGACCAGCATATAGACTGTTCAATACTGGGCCGTATTTCTCTGTTCCTAAAAACTTATACACCTGAGTAGCAGATTCTTGAAACTTTAGTTCTGGACCCCAGATTAAGTCTATAGTTCCACCACCAGTATTCCCAGCTAGAACGTTTCGTAGCTTATTGATGCTAGTCTTTGTTGGTAGAATAGAGTTTGGTCCATCCAAGATACCCAGCGTCCACAATCGGATATTCGAGATTGCCCCGTCCAATGCAGACATATCAGCCAGTTTCATCTTCTCATACATAACAAGGTCATCAAGGATCGGAGCAATAATAGGATCGCCCCACAATTCCCAGTCATCCTTCTTGTAGTGATAAACAGAAAGATCTTCCTGTTTTAATTCCATAGTAGGCTGAGATAGTAGATGTGCCCCTTCCTGATTGTATTCAGTACCCAAAAATCCGTCAGTCATATTACTGAAGTAAGACGGAGTCTTAATGACATACTCATACTTACCCCTGTACAAGGCCATGATTGGGTTCTTTACTTCTACTACGAGAGGGTTTAGAACCGAATAACTCAAGGCAATTCGCTTGTTTTTAGCACGATTCAATTCGGGATCATTTACCGAAATAGAGCCGTACTGTCTCTTCATAATTGCCGTTCCGCACTTATAAAGAGCATTCAGAAATCGCTCAGATCTCTCTGGTCCTTTGACTTTGATAAACCATTCTTTGATGAACCTGTCTACAGATGGACTTTGATGTACCATCTCAATACCCTGACATGCAAAGTCGGACATCAGATCAATGATGGTACGTACTATCCCTACATGCTTGTAGGCTTCCATACACTTTCTAATCTTATCTTTCTGCTTAGCTGGTGGAGCTTCGTTTGGACGGAACGAGTAATAGTCATTCTTGTTGTAACCCGGACGAACACTAATGTTCGACTCAATGTCGATAAAGGTACGTCTAGAGCCAGAACTGAATCCGTTATACGACTCAACTACGTCATTCCCGATTGCCAGCGGCGTGATATTTTCAACTTGCTTTTTTGGTGCCATGTTTTAATCCCATTAAAAATGAATGTAGTCTGACTAATAGTCTATACACCAAATTAGTAGACATCGCCCATTTTTTCTGTAAACCAAGATGGACCAATGAACATCTTTCCAGTATCATCAGACTTTGTAGTGGGACTAGAAAAACCACCGTAGCTCTCATATGGGTCTTGGACTCTCTTATTTTGGATCTGTCGACCAGCCATATTCGCCATAACCAGAGAAGAATATCGGTCTTTTCTGAGACGTCCCTTCTTACCCACACCAGTCTTGACTTCTGGGGTGTCCCACTTGTCTCTACCAGCAGCGGTCTGAGTGATCTCGATAATAGAAAGCTCGTTCTTCAACTCTTCTATTTCGAAGATTAACTCTTCAAGTGTATCTGTCTGACGACCAGTAGCCATATCTTCCTCAGCAGCAAAGCCGATAACAAGTGGGTCGAATGTTGGGAAGATCAATGATCTCTGTTCAAAGTCGAATCGCAACCCGTGGTTGGCTTCAGACAACCACTTAGAGTCTGAGAAGTTGCACATTTCAAGAATATGTAGACCAGACTCGCCGTCAGTAGGCTTCTCTTTCAATGGGTCAATGATCGGCCAGATAGGAACTTCGCCGTCTCGCAGATTCTTGACGTTGTGCAGAGCCTCAGAGATCGGTATACCACCACCCTGTGAGTCCATAGCAATATGTCTACATGGAAAGACTTCCATTAAGGATCTGATCTTTCTAGCCGCATACCAATAGAAGTCGTCTTCGGATGTTTTACCCTGCTTTCGTTTTTCCAAAAAGGTCTTGCGGTCAGTCGTCCATTGGTGTACAATACGACGATGATCAGCATTCAACTCGATTACCGAGATCGAAAACTTGTCCACTTCAGACGCAGGGTCGACACCAATCACGTAATACTTGTTTCTGTCACCGTACATCAATGGGGCAAAGGAAATTGGTTCCCCGCTCTTTGATATGATTGGGTTATCGAACTTCGGTACGCAATACTCAATCAAACTACGTTTGAAGAAGCCGTTAGAGTCCTTCGAAAACTTAGCTCCGAATTCCATATCAAAGATACCAGTATGAATGGTAGCCTTAGATCGTGAAATCTGACCACCGTCCATAACACCGTCAGGTAGCAAGTTATACGGCAGTCTGATGACAGAGTAATCTTGCCATTTGAAATCCTTCGGGATCTCCCCATTGAAGACTTCTTTCAGGCGACTGTGGTCGCCCTTACTTCTGATAATCTTGCACCACTTCTTCCAATAGTCGGCGAAGTGGTTGAAGTCATAATAAGCAGTACCAGAAAGAACGATTTGGTTCTCCATTGGTAGTTCGTAGTCACTAGCCTTGAGTGAGATATTCATCTCGCTAGCTTTCTTGAGTGTAGCAAGCTTCTTAACGTTATCAGTTGGCGTAGATGAAACCACACCGAAACCAGCAATAACGTTTTCGAAGATATCTCTAGGAATGGACGCGAATTCGTCCGCGATGATCTCCGTAGCTCTTTGACCTCTGATCTTTTCTCCAGATCCAAGAGGTAACATGGTAATACGATTACCGTTCATGATAACCTTACACATGTCGGTTTCTTTGAAGAGACCACTGTCGGAGTCGCATAGGTCACGCATGATTGGGGCATTCTTCCATAGCACGTCACAGTAGTCATACAAGACTTTACTCTGACGGAACGCCGCACCAACGATAACAACCTTACGCTTTGGCATCAGAAGGGCTCTCAGCATCGCGTAGACACTCAGAAGCCACGACTTACCGCAACCTCTACTACCGATCAACATCGGGAACTTACGCTGCCATAGCTCGCTAATGATCGCGGCTTGGAACGGGAGAAGATCCACGTTCATGATATACTTACAGGTAGCGGCTAGATATTCAGGTCTAGTGAACAACCAAGCAAGACGCAAGTACATTTCATCTGGATCTTCACAGAA